CGGTGGTCTGCACCCGCTGCGGCAGGGTCGGCGAGCGCGGCAGCACGCAGATCGACGCAAAGGCCAGGTGGAACGCGCACCGCTTCCGCTATGGCCCGCTGAAGGAGGAGGGCAAATGAGCGCTACACCAATTGAGATCAGCGTGGGCGGCAGCCGATGGGCATCCAGCTGGGTGCAGGATCTTATGACCTGGGAGGACTTCACCGAAAGCCTGTCGGCCCGGATGTACAACAACACCAGCACTGAGACCCACGCCGAGTACATGGCCCTGTCCAAGGCAGAGCAGGACAAGCGCAAGGACGTGGGCGGCTTTGTGGGCGGCAGCCTGCGGGACGGCCTGCGCCGCCGCGGCTGCTGCACCGGGCGCAGCCTGATCACGCTGGACATGGACGGCTGCGCCCCCGGCAGCACACAGCAGTGGGTGGCCGCCATCAAGGCCCTGGGAACAGCAGCGGTCTACTCCACCCGGAAGCACGACCCGGAGCACCCACGGCTGCGGGCCATCTTCCCCACCGACCGCGTGATGCAGCCAGAGGAGTACCAGCCCTGCGCCCGAATGGTGGCCCAGATGCTCGACCCCACCATGCGAGTGTTCGACAAGACCACCTTTGAAGCCGAGCGCCTGATGTACTGGCCCAGCCGCAGCAGCGACAGCCAGTGGGTCTGCGAGGCCACCGAAGACGGTGACCGGATCAGCGTGGACGACACCCTCTGGCTTTACGAGGACTGGCACGACGTGCGGCAGTGGCCTGCGTGCCCCGCTGAGGCGGTCAAGCTGCCCGGCGGCAAGCAGGCCGACCCCACCGCCAAGCAGGGCGTGGTGGGCGCTTTCTGCCGGACTTATGACATCCGGGCGGCAATCGCAAAGTTTCTGCCCGGGGAGTACGTCGATGCCGGGCAGGATCGCCTGACTTACGCCGCAGGCAGCACCACGGCGGGCGCGGTGCTTTACGACAACGACACCTTCATCTACAGCCACCACAGCACCGACCCCGCAGGCGGCAAGCTGCTGAATGCCTGGGATTTGGTGCGAATCCACCGCTTTGGTCAGCTGGATGCCGATGCCGCGCCGGGCACACCCGCAGCGTCCCTCCCCAGCTGGCAGCAGATGCGGGCCCTGGCCGAGGCCGACGGCCCCACAGCGGCCCTGCTGCGGCAGGAGACCGTAGACCACGCGATGGAGGGCTTCGAGCCACTGCCTGAGGAGGACACCGACCCGGACAAGTGGCAGGAAAAGCTCGACCGCACCCAGAAGGGCGCGATTGCCTGCACCATCCAGAACGCGTGGCTCATCCTCGAGCATGACCCGGTGCTCAAAGGCCGGATCTGGTCGGACACCTTCTCGGAGCGGCTGCGGTGCAAGGGCCCCTTCCCCTGGAGCGACAAGACCCAGGAGCGGGACTGGAGCGACGAGGACGACGCTGGCGTGCGCTGGTATCTGGAGACAGCCTACCACTTCAGCGGGGTCAACAAGGCCGCCGACGCGGTGGCGCTGACCGGAGGCCGCCACGCCAAAGACCCGGTGCGGGAGTACCTGAGCGGGCTTACATGGGACGGCACCGAGCGGCTGGACACTCTGTTCATCGACTACTTAGGCGCGGAGGACAGCAGCTACACTCGCGCAGTCACCAGGAAGATGTTCGTTGCTGCGGTGGCCCGGTGCTTCCGCCCAGGCTGCAAGTTCGACCAGATCTGCATCCTCAGCGGCAAGCAGGGCATCGGCAAGAGCCTGCTCCTCAGCCGGATGGGCAAGGAGTGGTTCAACGACAGTATCACCAGCTTCGACGGCAAGGAGGCCCGGGAGAACCTGCGGGGTGTCTGGATCGTAGAGCTGGGCGAAATGACGGCTTTCAGCCGCTCCGAGAGCGAGGCAGCCAAGCAGTTCCTGAGCCAGACGGAGGACAGATACCGGGCCGCTTATGGCCGGAGAACGGTGCAATACCCCCGCAGGTGTGTGTTCTTCGGTACCTCCAACAGCACCGACTTCCTGCGGGATGCCACCGGAAACCGCCGTTACTGGCCCATAGACTGCAGCTATGAACGGCGCACACGGGTCGTTCACGATGATCTGACCCCCGCAGAAGTGGATCAGTTGTGGGCCGAAGCGGTGGCCCGATTCAACGCGGGAGAGGAGCTGATCCTCCGGGATGAGCTGCAGAAGGCCGCTCTGGCAGAGCAGCAGGCGCACACCGAGCGCGACCCCTGGGAGGGCAGCATTCTCGATTTTCTGGACAAGCCCCTTCCTCTGGACTGGGCCAAGCGCACCATCGACGAGCGGGTCTACTGGTGGGAGAACGGCCCCGCAGACCCCGCCGCTGCCACCCAGCAGCGCACCTCGATCTGCGTCAACGAGGTCTGGCGGGAGGTGCTCGACAGCACCGGAAAGGCCCCCGACCGGCAGCAGTCCAAGCGCATTGCAGCCGTGCTGAATAGCCTCCCTGGGTGGGTTCCGGGCAAGTACCCCCAGCGCTGCGGGCCCTACGGAATGCAGCGTATCTGGCGCAGAAAATCGGAGTAACTACCCGCCCAAAAACGAGCATACAGAACCCGCCGAAACCGCTTTGAAAAACATACTGAACATACAGAGCAGGTCGGCGAAACCGAGCATACAGAGAACTCGGCAAACATTAAGAGAACCGAAGAAAACAAGAGCCGCAGCAGCGGTCAAAACATACACAACATACAGCCAACATACAAAGGCCAAAAAGTTTGTATGCACGAAAAAGTGAGCATCCATGCGGGTTTTCAGGCCAAAACATACTCAACATACACACTTTTTCTCCTTAAAGGGAAAAATCAAAGGAAATAAGAACACCCGCGCATACACGTGAGAGCCTTATATTCTTCGCGTGAGGGTTTTATAGGATTTGAGTATGTTTTTGTATGTTTGTATGTTCAGCCCAAGCACGAAAGGAGAAACTAAAATGCCGACAAATAAACCCCTCGAGAAGAGCATCGAAAACGTCCTGCGCAAGGCCGTGGAGGCCGAGGGAGGTTTGTGCCTGAAGTGGGTGTGCCCCGGACACAGGGGCGTGCCGGACCGGATGATCCTCTTCCCCGGCGGCGTCATCGCCTTTGTGGAACTCAAGCGCCCCGGGGCAAAGGTCAAGGCGGGAGGACTGCAGGAGTGGTGGAAACAAAAGTTGGAATCTCTAGGGTTCCAGTGTCTTGAAGTCAACGATGAGTTTTATGCAAGGCATCTAGCCAAACAACTGCACGGCATTAGCTTACACATGCAATGGGCACAGTGTGATGATACAGACCCTGAGAGTTGGGACAGTGAGAGCGACGACTGACGTGCTGTCCTAAAAGAAACGGAGGTCAAAGCAATGCAGCAGTTTCACCCGCACCCATACCAGCAGGCGGGCATCGAAGCGATTCTCGAGAAGCCCGGGGTGGCGCTCTGGATGGAGATGGGCCTGGGCAAGACGGTGGTCACGTTGACCGCCATCGACCAGCTGATCTACGACCGGCTGGAGATCAGCAGAGCGCTCATCATCGCCCCGAAGAAAGTCGCAGAGGCGACGTGGCAGGATGAGGCAGAGAAATGGGAGCACCTGCAGCACCTGCGCATTTCCACCGTGCTGGGCACAGAGAAGCAGCGCAAAGCCGCACTGGAAGCCCCAGCGGATATTTACATCATCAACCGCGAGAACGTCCCCTGGCTGGTTCACACACTGGGCCGGGGCTGGAATTTTGACATGGTGGTTCTGGACGAGGCATCCAGCTTCAAGAACCATGCCGCTCAACGGTTCAAAGCCCTCAAGGCGGTGCGCCCCCGCATCCACAAAGTGGTCGAGTTGACCGGCACGCCAAGGCCCAACAGCCTGCTCGACCTCTGGGCCCAGATCTACCTGCTCGACCAAGGGGAGCGGCTGGGGCGGTACATCACCCACTACCGGCAGGCCTACTTCTGGCCCACCGAGTACAGCTACGAGCCCCGGGAGGGTGCCGCTGAGACGGTGGAGAGCCGCATCAAGGACATCGTCCTGAGCTTCAAAGCTGCCGACCACCTGACCCTGCCGGAGAAGATCACCGACGACATCCCCGTGGTGCTGGACAAGCCCGCCAAGGCGGCCTACAAGAGGCTGGAGAAGAACTACCTGCTGGAGGTGGACGGCGAGACCATCACCGCCCAGCAGGCGGCCACCCTGACCGGCAAGTTGCTCCAGCTGTGCAACGGCAGCCTGTACGACGAGGACGGCACGGTGCACCAGATCCACCGGTGCAAGCTGGATGCTTTCGACGAGCTCATCGACGCGCTGGACGGCCAGAGAGCCCTCGTGTTTTACGGTTTCCGCTTCGACGAGGAGCAGCTCACCGAGACCCTGAAAGCCCGCCACAAGAGCCTCAGATTCGCCGTGCTGCGCTCCGGGCAGGATGCCGCAGACTGGAACGCAGGAAAGCTGGACGTTCTGCTGGCCCAGCCTGCCAGCTGCGCCTACGGACTGAACCTGCAGCAGGGCGGTCACCACCTGATCTGGTACAGCCTGCCCTGGAGCCTGGAGCTTTACGCCCAGGGCGAAGCGCGGCTCTACCGCCAGGGCCAGACCCAGAGCGTCATCGTCCACCGGCTGATCGTCAAGGGCGGTGCCGACGAGATGGTGGTCAAGGCACTGAACCGCAAGGACACCGACCAGAACAGCTTGATGCAGGCCGTCAAGACCCACATCAAGGCAGCGCAGAGAGGAGACAGCAAGTGAGCATCCGAGCATTCCGCAGGCTCCCCCGCACCCAGCGGCGGGGCTTCATCGACACGATCACCGACCCGCTGACCCGCCGGGCCTTCGAGATCGTTTTTCTCGGGCCGGGCAAGGTCAGCTGGCAAAAGGCGGCACTGCTCTACGGTGGCGGCATATCCCCTGAGACCCTGCGGGTCTGGGCCTGGAAGGAATTGCAGCGTCTCTGAGGGCCGCGCAGCACCCAAGGCGGCAAACTCCCCGCAACGCGCTCAAAAGCCCCGCACAGAAGCCTGCAGGGGCCGCTGTGCGCAAGTCATAACGTTTTCACAGCAAAACCCATGCTATGCTCTTCTGGATAACACACAGGAGGACAGAGCATGGGTTTTTCTAACGAGAGGATGAGGACAGGGCAGCTGGTGAACTGGTTCCTGCTGGACGGCCTCGAGCTGACCCCGGCGGGATACCCTGTCACCCAGGCCTTGTCCCTGCCCTTCGGGGTTGACCACCTGATCGGCTTCAACGAGCTTCTGACCTGCAAGCACCCGGAGAACGCAGGCGTGCACTTTTTCCTCGATGACTACCAGTTCGAGCGATTCTGGAGGATGCCGGAGCGGTATCTCTACGCGCTGGAGAAGTGCCCGCTGGTCATCGGCCCGGACTTCTCGCTTTACACCGACTTCCCCGCGCCCATCCAGCACTGGAACCACTACCGGAACCAACTGCTCACCGCATGGCTGCAGCACAACGGGGTCTGCGCCATTCCGGCAGCAAGCTGGTCGGACGAGGACAGCTTCCGCTGGTGCTTCGACGGCATCAGCAAAGGCGGCGCGGTAGCAGTGAGCACGGTGGGCTGCCTCGTCCACAAGGACGCATCCGATGGTCTGATGGAAGGGCTGAAAGAGCTGATCCGGCAGACCGAGCCATCCGAGATTCTGGTCTACGGTAAAACGCCGCCTGCAATGGCAGCACTGCTGCGGGAGCACAGCATCCCGTGGCAGGCATTCCCGCACAACATGGCGACCCGCGTAAGGGCCAGAGAGGAGGCGCAGTGATGGGCGGCAGAGGCAGCAGCATGAGAGGTTCCCAGGGCATGGGAGGCGGCGCAGGAGCGCCCGCAGCAGCCGCACAGGTGATGCCCGCAGCAGCCGCACAGGTGATGCCCGCAGCAGCCGCACAGGTGATGCCCACAGTTCAGGCGGCACCGGCAGCACCGGTAGCGCCCCAGCAGGCAGGCCCACCCACCGGCGCAAATGGCTTCGGCCATCTGACCCCGCAGCAGGTCTCCGCGATGGAGAGCGCCGCGCAGCGGCAGATGATGCGCGACCCGGCGCTGGCCGCAGGCGTGACCGACTACATCAACCCGGTCATGCAGAGCAACGGCAAGGCCCTGAGCCAGAACGCCAACTGGGCAGCCGCCAATAAGCTGCCATTGACCGCACGGCAGCAGGCCATGATGGACGCAGTGGACAGGCTGGCAAAGCCCATCGGGCAGGAGACCACCCTGTACCGCGCCGACCACGACGACTTCCTGAAGCGCCTGAAGGTCAACAACTACCAGAGCATGAGCGACAGCCAGCTGCGCAAGGCGCTGGTGGGTAAGACCTGGACGAACGACTGCCTGGAATCCACCGCCTACGACAGCCGTGACAACCCCTTCTGGCCGCAGCCCGGCGGCAGCCGCAGTGCAGGCAAGCATGGGCAGGGCGGCTCCGTTTCCGGCAACCGTGAGGTGCTGATCCGGTATCACACCGCCAAGAGCACCCGGGCGGCATTCATCCAGCCCAGTCAGTCGGAGGCCGTTCTTGCCGTTGGCACCCATCACAAGATCACCGGTGTCCGTTCTACTCGCACCGGCCCGTCCCGCGCTTACGGTTCCGGCAAGCGCGTGATTGAACTGGAAATCGAAGTGTGGTAAAATCAATCTGGAGGTATCTCACTATGGCAAAAGCAAAGGTTTCCGCAAAGAAGCGGAAAGAGATCGAAGCGGCAGAGCAGAAATTCCGGCCCCTCGACACTCCGGCTTCCCCCTACCCCTTCCCTAATCTGGGTATGGAGAAGCCCGCCAGCAAGAAGAAAACCACCAAGGCGAAACCCAAGAAAAAGTAATTCGTAACGTTTTGCCCCCGCTTTTCATGTTACCCTTGACCGAGAAATTCACGGTTAAGGGAGGATTCACATGGGCGGCAGAGGTGGAAGTATGGGCGGCAGCCACGGCATGGGTGGAGGCGGTGGTGCAGGAGGTGCAGCGAAAGCAGCGGCACCGGCAGCATCCCAGACCCGTGAACAGCAGCTGCTGGCACAGATCAAGGGCAACCCGGCGGCCCTGATGCAGATGAGTGATCAGGATGCCGCAGATACCGTCAGGGCAATCGACAACCTGCCTATCGCTAAAGACGGCACGCAGAATGACACGTTTGTGCAGCGCTATATGTCACTGGTCGGATGGGACGCAAACAAGCCAACCGTCCTTAGTGAAGCGGCCTATGAAAAGGCCCGCCAAAAAGCCGGTGAGGAATCCATGTATCATGCTGACAACGCCAGCCGGGCAGCAGTAGGCAAAAAGATGAACCAGCAGCTCTTGTCCGGCAAACAAGCCTACTATTCGCAGGGTGTGCACGGCGCAGGCACTTACTGGGCGCAGAGTGATGCCGGAGGGTCTGGCGGATATGGGCAGTATCAGGTCAAGGCATTTCTCAACGGAAAGGCTAGACCGATAACCACCTATCAGCTCAAACAGGATTTCCAGCAGCTTCGTCGCAGAAAACCCAAGTTATACAACGCTCTTGCGATAGCAAAGCGTGGTAGCTATGGCGGTAGTCCTGAGACGATGTACCCTATCCTCGCGGCAGCCAGAGGCAAAAATGTTATTCTTGATAACTACTGGGGCAACAGCACGCAACGGTCCGCGCGCCAGTACGTCGTAACACTCGACCGTAGCGTACTCACCATGAGCAGCAAAACAATCGCAAATGCAGACGGGTACACCCCGAACTGGTAAGGAGTAGAATATGGCAGAACGCAATTGGAATGAAGCTTTGATCTCTCAGGTTGAAAACAGCCCGGCTGGCCAGAGATGCGGCAGGGATGCACGCAAATATGCGGTGGATTGCTGGCACATCCACGTTGGTGACTGGCCGAAGCCCTACCCCGGCTGGAAAGACCCCTACGCCAAGCTGGACAAGACCACAAAGGCCAAGCCCAAGACCACCAAGACGAAAGCCAAAAAGTAAGTCATAACGTTTTTACCCTAGGCTCTCTGGTACAATTGCCAGAGAGCCTATTTTATTGCCCGGAGGGATTGCATGGAGAGCGTGAAACACCAAATCGAGTACAAACGGCTGGACGAAATCCGCCCCTATGACAATAACCCCCGGCGCAATGACGAGGCCGCAAAAGCCGTCGCCAACAGCATCAAAGAGTTTGGCTTTCAGTCCCCCATCATCGTGGACAGGGACGGCGTGATCATCGCCGGACACACCCGGTACAAGGCCGCCCGGAGGCTCAAGCTGCAGGAAGTGCCGGTCATCGTTGCGGCAGAGCTCGCCCCGGAAAAGGTCAAGGCCCTGCGCATCGCAGACAACTCCACCGGCGAAGTTGCCGAGTGGGACCTGCAGCTTCTGGTGCAGGAGCTGACCGGCATCGACTACGACATGACCGACTTCGGCCTGAACCTCCAGATCAAGATCGACGAGGAGGTCAAGGAGGACGACTTCACCGCAGAGCCCCCGGAGCAGCCCATCACCCAGCGGGGTGACATCTGGCTGCTGGGCGACCACCGGGTCATGTGCGGCGACAGCACCAGCCCGCAGGACGTGGAGCGGCTGATGGACGGCCAGCTGGCCGATCTGCTGCTCACCGACCCGCCCTATAACGTGAATTATCAGGGCTCGAATGGCAAGAAGATCGAGAACGACAACATGGCGGAGAGCCAGTTCCGGCAGTTCCTGCTTCAGGCATACAGCCGGGCCTTCGATGCCTGCCGCACCGGTGCCAGCGCGTACATCTTCCACGCAGACACGGAGGGTGAGGCCTTCCGGGCCATGTTCCGGGAGGCGGGCTGGGGTTTGCACGGGTGTCTGGTCTGGGTCAAGAACAGTCTTGTTCTCGGCCACAGCGACTACCAGTGGCAGCACGAGCCCTGCCTGTACGGCTGGAAGCCCGGCGCGAACCACTACTTCATCAACGACCGCAGCCAGACCACCGTCATCGACGATGCAAAGCCGGACGATCTGCGGCACATGAAGAAGGATCAGCTGCTGGACTGGGCCATCAAGGCGCAGGCGCTGCTGACGGAGAAGCCCAGCAGCGTGATCCGCTGCGACAAGCCGCCCCGTAACGCAGAGCACCCCACCATGAAGCCGGTGGTGCTGTGCGGCAGGCTGATCAAGAACAGCTCCCTGCCCGGCCAGACCGTGCTGGACCTGTTCGGCGGCAGCGGCTCTACGCTGATCGCCTGCGAGCAGCTGAGCCGGAAGTGCTACACCATGGAGTATGACCCGCGCTATGTGGACGTGATCGTCCAGCGCTGGGAGGACTTCACCGGTGAAAAGGCCGTCCGCCTGGAATAACCATTCCCCGCCGGGGCAGGTTTTTACTCCTTTCCCGCCCCGGCATTTTTCATAGCCAAAACGGCACGCACACGGGTCATCCTCCGCCCGCAGGGCTCTGGAAGCAGAGCCGGTGCGTGCCGTTTTCTCATACGGAGGTGAAACCTTGGCACGAGAATCCCAAATCAGCAAGTGGAACAGCCCCAGCGGGCTGCTGCGATTGCAGCGGCTGGCGATGCACGGTCTGACGCAGGCGGAGATCTGCGAGCAGATCGGCGTGCCGGTGCGCACCTTCCGGCGCTGGTGCACGCAGGACCCGCGCATCAAGAAGGCCATCAGCGTAGGTGCGGAGGCGGCGCTGGCCAGCGTGGAGAACGCCCTGTTCAAGAAAGCCCAGAGCGGCGATCTGGGCGCGATGTGCTTCTTTTTGAAAAACCGAGATCCGGAGCATTGGAGTGAGCACCCGGAGCTGAGAGGTTACGACGGAAAGGTGGTGTTTGTGGATGACATACCAAAGACGGCAGCCCCCAAACCTGCTGAAACAGCAGCTGAAGCTAAGCAGCCTGATCATCCCTGAATACTACGCCGCCCACACCGCCATCTGGTCGGGTGAGTACAACGAGTATCTGGGCGACGGAGGGCGCGGCTCTCTCAAATCGACGTTTGCCGCCACCGAGGTGGTGCTGCTGGTGATGCGGGTGCCGAACATCCATGCCGTGGTGCTGCGCAAGGTTGGCAACACCCTCGCCACCAGCGTTTGGCCGGAGTACAACCGCGTCATCGACCGCATGGGCATCCGGCATTTGTGGAAGCAGACCAAGAAGCCCTATACCCTGACCTATATCCCCACCGGGCAGACCATCCAGTTCTACGGTCTGGACGACCCCGGCAAGCTGAAATCCATCGCCGTACCGTTCGGCTACTTCGGCGTGATGCACTTTGAAGAGTTCGACCAGTACGATGGCCCCGAAGAGATACGAAACGTGGAACAGTCGGTGTTCCGTGGCGGCCCCTTCAGCTTTTCCTTCAAGACCTTCAACTCCCCCGCCATGGCGCGGCATTGGGTCAACCGGTACAAGCGGGAGGCAAAGCCGAAGCAGTTCCGGCATCACACCACCTACCTGACCACCCCGCCCGAGTGGCTGGGCCCCCGCTTCTACGATGACGCAGAGACCCTGAAGCAGCGCGACCCGGTGGCTTACGCCCACGAGTATCTGGGCGAGGTGGTGGGCTGCGGCACTGCCGTGTTTGAGAATCTGGAGCTGCGGCCCATCACCAGCGAGGAGATCGCAGGCTTCGACCGCCGCTACTACGGCCTGGACTTCGGCTGGTATCCCGACCCGAACCACTTCGGCGGCATGGCCTATCAGCACGCCCAGCAGACTCTGTACATCTTCGAGGAGCACAGGGCACAGAAGGAGACCGATGCCCAGCTGGCCGAGGCCCTGCGCCGACACCTGCACGACGAGATCATCGGCGACAGCGCAGCCAATCGGTCAATCGCTACACTGCGCGATCTGGGCTTTGACCGGCTGCGGGGCTGCCGGAAGTACGCAGCACACGGCGGCACGTCCGTCACCGACGGTATGAAGTGGCTGCAAAGCCGCGCAAAGATCGTCATTGACCCCCAGCGCTGTCCGTGGACGGCCCGGGAGTTTTCCGAGTATGAGTATGCCATCGACAAAAAGACCGGCGACGTGATGCCGGGGTATGTTGACGCAGCGAACCACAGCATCGATATGACACGCTACGCCATGGAGCCCGTCTGGCAAAAGAGAGGTGTTCAAAACGCATGATAAACCACGCAGATATTGAGAATATCATCGGTTGCAAGACCCTTGTCACTGACCGGATGCAGCGTGCTATCGAGGAATGGTACGACGCAGCCATCAACGGCCTGCCGCTGGACAAGAACCCGGAGACCCTGACCCTCGACCTGCCCGCGCTGATTTGCTCCGAGCTGGCCCGGCTGACGACCCTCGAGCTGGAAGCCACAGTGGAGGGCAGCGACCGCGCGGATTGGATCGACACCCAGCTGCAGCGAGTGCTCACGCCCCGCAAACGGCGCATTTTTACGGTGGCGCTGGCCTTGGGCAGTGGCATCTGGAAGCCCTACCAGAGCGGCAGCAAGCTGGGCATCTCTTTTGCAAACGCAACCCAGTACTTCCCGGTCGCCCACGATGTCGAGGGCAGTTTGACCGAGGGCGTGTTCATCGACACCATCCAGGAGGACGACAGCTACTACCACCGTTTGGAGTGGATGCACGTTCTGGAGCGCCGACAGGATCTGCGGGATGCCGAGCTGGCGCAGCTGGAGGACTATGACCTTGCAGCACCTACACAGTTTCCCTGCATCAAGGTGGTAAACCTTGCCTTCCGCAGTGCGACCCAGGACAGCCTCGGCAGCCCGGAGGATCTGAGCATCCGCCCGGAGTGGGACGAGATCGAGCCCGTAGCCTATCTGACCGGGCAGGAGACGCTGCCCGTGGGCTATTTCGTGACCCCTATCGTCAACAGTGTTGACCCCGACAGTGAGCTGGGGGCTGCCATGTTCGAGCCCGCCCGCAGGCAGATCATTGATGCCGACGAGCAGTACACCCGGCTGGACTGGGAGTACGAGGGCGGCGAACTGGCCGTGGACACCGACGAGAAGTTCCTCAAACCCAGCGCCGCCGGGCAGAAGCTCTCCAAGGCACAGGCGCTGAAGGAATACGGCGTACCGCCGGAAGCCATTGACCACACTGCCCCGCACCACAGAGAGCGGCTGTTCCACGGCATCAACGTCAATACCGGTATCACCGACAGCGCCCCGTTCTATCAGGTGTTCTCCCCCGCCCTGCGGGACGGAAGCTACCTGACCGGTCTGAACCAGTATCTGCGCAACGTGGAAAGCCATGCAGGCCTGAGCTTTGGTGTGATCTCGCAGGTAGCGGACGTAGAAAAGACCGCCACCGAGATCGTCAACAGCAAGCAGAAACTGTACGCCACGGTGTCCGACCTTCAGGCAGCACTGGAGGACGCGCTGCGAGGGCTGATCAATGCCCTGGACTACTGGGCCGACCACATCCCGGGGGCACCGGGCAAGGGCAAGCTGAACATTGCCTTCAAGTGGGATGACAGTATCATCCTCGACCGGCTCACCGAGATGGCCCAGTGGCAGCAGGAGGTCAGCATGGGCCTCCGCAGCAAGGCAGAGTACCGGATGCACTTCTTTGGTGAGGATGAGGAGACCGCTACACAGGCAGTGCAGTCCATTCAGCAGGAGGCCGGGGCTGCGGATATCTTGAAGGGAGTGCTGGACAATGGCGACGGCTAAAACCAACAAGGCACTGCAGGCTGAGCGGATGGCACAGGCGGCTGACCGGCTGGATTTCCTGGCAGCCAACGCCCGTATTTTGCGAGACCCCGCCGTGTGGAGCCAGTATCACGAGGCGGTATACACCGCAGAGCTTCTGGGCTTCACGGTGACCCAGACAGGCGGCAAGCATGAGGTGCGCCCATGCTGACACCGGACGAGGTCAACGGCTATGCCGGGCTCATGGCAGCGCCGTGGGACGAGCTGAGCGAGCGCATCCTGCGTGACATGGTGCGCCGGATCGTCAAGACCGGCAGCGTTACGGCCACCGCACAGTGGCAAAGCTACCGCGCCCAGGCGCTGGGAGCCAGCCGTGCATACCTTCTCCAGCAGATGCACGCCATCGTGCAGCAGCTGGGGCCCCAGGAGGCCGCTGTGTTTGCCCAGGCAATGAAACAGGCCTACGGCATCGACGTGCTGGATGCAGCCGCAGCAGGCCGCTCTCTGGCCTCTCTTGGCGAGAGCGAAGAGGCCCAGCAGATCATCCAGAGCGGCTACCGGCGCACCATGAACACCCTGTACAATCTGACCCAGACCCGGGCCGTGATGGGCAACCAGAACATGGTGGAGACCGCCCAGCGGCAGCTGGCGTATTACCTCGACATGGCCCACGCCGATGCCGTCAGCGGAGCGTTCAGCTCGGACGATTCCGCCAGGCGGGCGCTCAACGAGCTGGCGGCCAAGGGCGTGGGGGCCATCACCTATCCCAGCGGCCACGTGGACAGTCTGGACGTGGTGGTTCTTCGGGCCACCCGCACCGGCATCAACCAAACCGCCGGAGAGATCACCCGCTTTAACGCGGATCAGTTGGAGTGCGACCTGATGGAGCTGGATGCCCACGTCGGTGCACGCACCGGTGATGGCGGGCAGAACCTGACAAACCACAGCTGGTGGCAGGGCCAGATCGTCAGCCGGAGCGGCAAGCACGGCTACCTCTCACTGGGCGACATCGGCTACGGAGACGTGCGCGGCTTTATGGGGGCCAACTGCTCTCACAACTGGAGCATGTACTGGGAGGGCGCAAGTGTGCGAAGCTACACGCCCGAGAGGCTGGCCGCAATCAATGCAGCTACTGTAACCTACAACGGCAAGGAGATCGGACGGTACAAAGCAAGCCAGATGCAGCGTGCCCAGGAGCGCCAGATCAGGGCCAACAAGCGGGCTTTTCTCGTAGCCAAGGAAAGCGGCCAGAAGGACGCAGAAAAAGCCGCAGCGGCCAAGCTGGCGGCCTCCCGAGACAAGCTGAAAGACTTCCTCAGCCAGACCGGGCTCAAGCAGTACCAGCTGCGAGAAAGCGTGCCCGGCTTTGGCCGCAGCGAGGCCCCCAGCGCAGCAGTCCAGGCGAGAAAATGAGCCGTGCTGGACTTCCTGAAAAGGCCGTGTTATAATTCAGGCCAGAATAAAGGAGGTCTCACCCTATGAAAATCAAGAACCGTATCCGGGCGGGCATCGTCCTGCTCGCGCTGGCCGTCAGCTTGACCGCCTGTGGCGGCAGCGCTTCCAGCACTGCAAGCAGCGTGGCAGCCAGCGCCCCGGCCAGCTCCGTGGCCGAGAGCACCGCACCAGAGGCAGAACCCGCCAGCGCAGAATCCTCGCCGCTGGATGGTATCAGCTTTAGAGCGGATAAAGTACGGAATGATACCACCGGGAACTGGCGCATTTCGCTGATCGCAGAGAACATCGACATGAGCGAGTATGCCCTGGACTACTACAAGCAGTATTTCACGGACGACAGCGAGATTCACTTCATCGTCAACTTCAACTACAACACGACCACCAAAATCATGGTGATGGGCGGCGACCTGGACGTAACCGTACAGGAGTACGTTGCCAAGGAAGAGCACGACGCAAAGATGCTGGGCAGCGGAACCGTGCTGGCCGAATATTTTGTGAACATCGAGACCGGCGAGATCGAGAAAGTCCGATAAATAAACAGCGAAAACGCCCTGAAGGAATGCACCTTCAGGGCGTTTCTCTTTGGGGTAATTCACCGGAACATATCAACAACATATTCAACTGCGGTTTTCGCTTCCGGGGTGAGCGGTCGGGTACACCACCCACGGTCATAAGAAGCAACCTCCTGCCAGTAACGCGCATCACCCGGCGGCAGTTGACTGACCCAGAGCTTCAGGATTCTGCCGCCGTCGATACCAAACTCGCTGTGCTTCTCGCAGACCTTGGCCTGCCACCGAATCTCAGAGCCGTTCAGCTCGAAGCTGTCCTCGTGCCAAAGCTGGCTGTCCACGCACATCTCCGTACGGAATCCACGCATCACTGATCACCTCCCTCATAGTCCACCACGTAGCCGTTATACGCGAAGTGCTCTGCCGCCATGGCAGCGTCCAGAATCCGGTCTGCATACTCGGCAGCCTCCTCCGGGCTCTTGAGACCGAGGGAGGCCCACTGGACACCCAGCCGAACCGGTGCGCCCTGCTGGGCAAAGTTGCGGTTGAAAATCCGAAGGCCGTCCCACGCAGTGAACTGCGCCTGAAGCGCACCCAGCGCCTCGTTGTAGACCTTCCAGTTGACCTTCTTCATAGATCAGCCCTCCTCAATTTGCCTTAATCAGAATGCCGTTGTCCAATGCGAACCACACACCATCGTCCTTCTGCACGGTCTTGCAGCCCTGTGCCCGGAGCAGCTCCCGCATCTTCGACAGCTGGTGCTCGGTGCACTGCATCCAGAAGAATCCGGCGAAGTTGAACCACTCGCTGCTCTGGATATTGACGTGCTGGGCTTCCGCATAAATGCGGTTGAATGCGCTTGTTTTCATAGATCAGCCTTCCTTTACCAGTTCATAGTGTTTGATGCTGCCGTCCACGAATCTCCGGCCCTGCAGGATCTCCACGCTCTGGAGCAGGAACTCGAGGTGGGCCATATCGATGACCCCGCAGGAGCCGGGGTCACGGAGTAGCTGCTCGGCCAGCGCGTCCTGCATCTTGACGGTGTAGCAGGTCTCCCCGACGATCTTCTCGCCGTTCTCGATCTCTGCGGTGTCGTAAGTGATGTTCAGCTTCTTCATGGTCACCATTCTCCTTTCGCAGCTGCCTGGGCGATTGCCCGTTCTTCCTTCTCTTCGTCGAATGCCGCAGCGAACATCTGCAGCGCCTGGGTCTTGGTGATGGGCCCGAACTCCTTCACGAAGTAGGTGAAGGTGCGGTCATCCCAGCACTCGACGTAGCCATCGCCGCCCTTGGTATAGTTTGCCTTGGCCAGTGCGATGAACTCCTCGTAGGTCAATGCACGCTCTTTCATGGTTCAGTCCTCCTTGTTCGTGTACTCGTCGGTGTCCCGACTGGATTCGCCCATCAGGAACACCCGATGCTTGTTGTTGTCATCCCGCAGCCAGTCACCGCCCAGAGCAGTGATGGTGAAGAGCATCCCCTGATACTGCCCAGCGGCAGCCACCCGAGTGCTGTCATCCAAGTCCTGCCGGTGCATGAGGCCCCACTGAGTATCCAGCCCGAGGGTTACGGTGCCCAGGTGGCGACGCAGTTCATTTTTCTTCATGGCTCAACCCTCCTTCTCATCCATCCTGCGGAGATCCTCGCAGATTGCGTCTGCCTCTTCTTCGGAGAGGTCGTACTCCGCTACAAGCTCGTCCCGGTCTTCTGCCCGCCAGCCGCCGTCATACAGCGCCGCTGCGGATGTCCAATCATCACATCTCATTCTTCAGCCCTCCTTAGTTGCCAGCGTAGGCCAGGATGCCTACGAAGTTATCCTGATCGACCAGGCGGAGTGCGAAGCGCTCCAGCGCCGCCTGGGTTTTGAACACCCGACGCTTCGTCACGATCTTGTCGTGGCTACCGACCACCTGATACACAATCTCCAATTTAACCATTTTTCGTTTTCCTCCGTTATTTTTTACTCCGGAACCCTTCCGGTGGCTGTATGTTACCTCTGCGCAAGTACAAAGTCAAGTTGTTTTTGATTTATTTTTTAATTTCTTTTTGTTGTTGACTTTTGCCCCAGCAAGTCATATCCTTGTGGCAGAAAGGAGTGATCCAAGATGACCACATCAAGCCGAGTAAAGGCTCTTCTGGAGCTGACCGAGACCGACCAGAACACCTTTGCCGCCGCTTTCGGGATGACCACCCCGCAGGCCATGAGCAACAAGCTGAGACGGGACAGCTGGTCGGCCAGAGACCTCGCCAAGGCCGCCGCCCTCTGCGGCGCAAAGCTGGCGTTCATCCTCCCGGACGGCTCCCAGCTTATCCTCGCACCGGACGAGGAGTGACCGCTACACCACAAAACGCCCCGCGCTGAAGAGGACAATCCTCCCGGCGCGGGGCATTTTACTTGCATATGGTTGCAACAAAATTCTAGTTGGTTGCAACATTCAGTGCAATACAAACTTTGTAGTCACGAAAAAGTGAGTGTTCATGCGGTTTTTGGGGCCAAAACATACAATGTCTACTCAAGCCCTATATAAAGACCCTTACTAGAAGAAAATAAGAATACGCACACGCGAGGGCACGCTTGATGCCCGCCCGCGTAGGGTTTATAGGAATTTTTGTATGCTTTGTTTCAGGTATGCAGCGTTCAAGTCGTAACGTTTTAGGCCCCAGGTTTGTGATACGATAACACCAGATTACACCACGCGCCCGGTGTACAAGCGGCGCAGAGGGCACCGCGACCGGCAGCGCGAAACATCTGCTGTACGCCCTCCGGGAGGTAAAACCATGAAACGTGAGGATTTGAGAGCCATCGAGGGTCTGACCGAGGAGCAGATCAACGAGATCATGCGCCTGCACGGGCAGGACGCAGCCACCTACCAGGCCACTGTACAGGGCCTGCAGGCGCAGCTGGCCACCGCTCAGCAGGGACTGGCCGCCTTTGAGGGCGTGGATGTCAACGACCTGCGCAGCCAGATCACCAACCTGACGAACCAGCTGAACACCCAGGCTGCCGAGTACGCATTCAACAACGTGCTGCGCAGCGCTGCCCGGGAGGCAGGCGCTCTGGATGAGGCGGACGTGATCCAGCTGCTGCCGGACAGAGCTACACTGCGTGAGAGCAAGAATCAGGCGGAGGATGTCAAGCAGGCATTCGCTGATCTCAAATCTCGCAAGCCGTACCTTTTCCAGCAGGGCTCCCCCGCCCCGCAGGATGGCGGCCCCGAACCGCAGCCGGGCAACGAGCCCCAGGGCAACCCGATCATCGTCCCGAAGCCCCGCAGCCAGGGTGGCAGTGCACAGCCCACCCTGCAGGAGTTTCTCCAGATGACCGGTGCCGAGCGCATGGCCCTGCGCACCCGTAACCCGGCACTTTTCCAGCAGCTCTCCACACTGGTGAGGGCTGCACGACACTAACGAGGTAATGAGATATGCCTATCACCGGCACTTTTGGCGGCTTCCCGTTTGACCCCGAGGTCTATCAGGGCTTCGTAGATCAGGAGGCCACCTTCTCCGATTCCATCCTTGCATCCGGCATTCTGGCCAACGACCAGAGCATGGCCTCCGCCCTGGACAACGGCGGCGTGCAGGGTACCATCCGCTTTTACAACCCCCTCGACCCCGATCAGGACGCTCCTCTGGTGCGCGACGGCGTGGCCGACAACGTGCCCACCGAGATCTCCGGCGGCAAGCAGAGCTGGATTCGTATCGACCGCATGAAGGCCTGGAAAGCCACCGAGCTGACCCGTGAGCTGACCGCGGCTGATCCTATGGCCGCTGTAGCCCGCAACACTGGCCGCTACTGGCGCATGTACAAGCAGGGCCTGCTGGTCAAGCTGGTCAACGCCGCCCTGGGTGTTACCGGCCTGGAGAGCCACTCTCTGACCGTCAAGACTGGCGGCGTGACCGCAAACCAGCTGATCGACGTGCAGCAGAGCGCCCTGGGCGATTTTTCCGGAAAGTTCGGCCTGCTGGTGGTGCACTCCAAGATCATGGCCGAGTATAAGAAGCTGGGCCTGCTGAACTACAACAAGTACACCATCACCAACGTGCTCCAGAAGGAAGTCAGCCTGCCCACCATCAACGGCCTGGTCGTCATCGAGAACGACCGCGGCACCGATGACGGCACCAACTACAACACTTTCCTGCTGGGTCAGGGTTCCGTTCTGACCGCAAACCCCAAGGTCATCTCCCCGGATACCACCGAGTACGATGCAGCCAAGGCAGGCGGTACGGACATCCTGTACAACAATCGCGCCTTCATCCTGCACCCCAACGGTCTGAGCTTCGACGCGGATAATATCACCAAGGAGACCCCCACCGACGCAGAGTTCACCACTTCCGCTAACTGGAAGTTGAAGTTCGACCACAAGAACGTCCGCATGGGTAAGATCACCATTCCCAAGGCGAACTTTGCCGAGGCGTAACCTATGGACAGCTGGCTGACCTACTCCGATTTCAAGGAGAAGTACCCAGACAGCAGTCTGACTGAGCCGCAGTTCACGCCAATGGCCATCGACGCGGCGCTCTTCATCGAAAACGCTACACGTTGGTGCGCCAGCATCGCAGCTGAGCCGGAGCAGACAGAACTTCTAGCCCTGTGCCAGGCCCGGCTGGTGGCCCTCTCGGAAGAGGTCAGCGCCAGCTGGGACGGCGTGACCAGCGTCAGCAACCACGGGTACACTGAGAGCTATGCCTCCGGGATGGACATGCAATCCTACCTCGGCGCACGGCAGCAGCAGATCGTGGAGCAGACCCTGAGCGCCCCGGTTACTCGCTGGATGCTGTACCAGGGCGGCGTGTACCACCCGCCCCGCAGACGCTGAAGGGAGGCCGACCGATGCGAAAACCTCTCGGCGCAGACCAGACTGTCACCATCACTCACATCATCCGCAAGGGCACTGCGAGCAAGAGCTACACCACAGTACTATCCGGTGTCAGCTGTCGTGAAGTCAGCAGCGCTCACGTGGAGACCCCCGGCTTTGCCCGGCAGGAGCAGACTTCGTTCTGCATCTTCCCCGGCCACACCACAGCAGCCCCCTCCGGGGCTGCTGAGAGCCCCAGCCCGGCGGGCAGCACGTTCCTCGCCCCCGAGGCATTCAAGGCCGCAGCGGCCGCACTCCGGGGCCGTCGGTGGACAGTAGCGCTGGAGGACAAGGTGCTTCTGCCAAGCGGGCGCACCGGGACGGTAACGTGCGTCCAGGACAACCGCAGCGGACGTTGCCCTCACTGGTATGTGGAGGTGAGCTGATGGCCAACCCTCTTCTGAAGATCAACCAGCCCGCAGATGTCAAGCTGGGGCAGAAGGGCAACCTGAACCTCGGCATCTGCTGGAAAGCAGACCTCGCCGGGCAGTACACAGAAGCCTTTGAACGCCTCCAGAAAGAGGCCGATGGTGAGTTTGTCCGGCTGGTAAAACCGTACATTCCCCTGCGCACCGGCGCTCTGGCAGGCAGCACGAACGATCACACCGTTCTCGGCAGTGGGCAGATCGTGCAGGCCACGCCCTACGCCGCCGCCCAGTACTACCGGCTGCCCTGTGGCCGGGGCGTGCGGGAGGACGGACGAGGCCCCCACTGGGGCGAACGCTGCGTCAATGACCACGGGCAGGAGTTCATCTCCTTTGTCAAGGCCAGAGCGCAGAAGGAGCTGAAATGAACGAAACCAAAACCCCCGACATTCAGGCCATGCTGGAATGGCTGGCCTCCTGCCCGCTTGCCGCTTCTCTGAACGACGGCGATGTGGCGTTCTCCATCGACTATCTGGGCGCAGAGCCCTGTCAGTTCTCCCTGGAGAGCACCCCGACCGCGCCGATTCTGGAGCAGTACATCAGGGGCAGCTTGAGGGCCAAGAACTACGTCTTGGCTTCTCGGATGAGCTACACCCAGAACGTGGTGGAGCAGGCCGCGAACAGCTCCTTCTGGGACGACTTCGCCGACTGGGTGGAGACGCAGACCTCCGCGCAGAACCTGCCCAAGCTGGCAGGTGATAAAAAGGCAGAGGCTGTGGTGTGCCTTTCCCCGGGGTACATCCTGAATCAGGATGCCAACACCTGCCGATTCCAAATCCAGCTTCAACTTCAATACTATCAGGAAGGGAGATAACCCTATGACTGTTTCCGAAACCCTGGCCGCGCTCAAGACCAAGAAGGGCATCGTGCCCAGCGCGGACTACACCGGCACCGAAAAGGCCGATGATTTCATCTTTGCCATCCAGACTGATGCCGTCGCCCAGACCAAGGAGAGCGACTGGGTCGTGTTTGCAGAGCGTGTCAAGGAGCACTCCGGTGCCCTGAACGCCTCCGCCGAGGACGTGGCCTATATCCGCGCAGGCACTGTCACCGAGAAGGGCGAGACCCAGCGCACCTTCTCCCTGAACGGCAACCGCTGCGTGGGCGACCCTGCGCAGGATTTTCTGCTCTCCCACAGGATTAAGTTTGGCTCCGGCACTGATGTGGTGTTCCCCTATATCTACTTCAGCGCAAAGACCGGCAAGGGCGAGAAGGGCGCAGCCGCCTTTATTGTCACTGCCGATGCAAGCGGCTCCGCCAGCAACTCCGCAGGTTTTGCCTGCGACGTGAAGGGTGTTGGCGTTCCGGCTGAGTTCAACTACCTGACCCTGACTCAGGCCGACACGCAGTCCACCAAGGCTGCTAAGGTCTGATAACAACACCACACAGCCCTCGTTCCCCGGTGAACGGGGGCCCTTTTTGTAACAGGAGGACTTCTATGATCATCAACGGCATTGAATTTGATTTTTCCACCCTGAACGCCAACGACGTGGATCGGATGCTGGCTGCACAGACCCGGCAGCAGGAACGTGCCCGGACGGAGGGCAGCCGCTACACTCCCGAGAGCGATTACCCTGCCTGGCTACGCTTCCAGTGCCGCATCTTTATGGACTACCTGGACGAAGTCCTGGGCGAGGGTGCTTCTGAGAAACTGGGGCTGGACGGCAGCAACTTCAGCACCTGTCTGACGGTCAGCAAGGCCTTTGCCGAGGCCATGGCCGCAGAAAAGGCCAGTGTCAGCGCGCTGATCCACCCCGCCGAGGAGCGGGCGCAGGTTTCGGCAGCACAGGCCATCCCTGCCCCCATGAACCGTGAGCAGCGCCGGGCCGCAGTCAAGGCACATCCCGCCGTGGTGGATTTCCGGGCACAGGAAGCGGCAAAGGCCACCCGCCGTGCCCAGCTGAAGGCAGAGCTTGAGGCACTGGACAATGCATGACCTGCTGACGGACACCCTGCCCACTGAGTGGGAGGGCCGCGCTATCAACTGGGACTTCCGGCCCATGATCTGGCTGCTGATCCGCACCCGCCGCGCCAAGACTGACGAGGACAGCGCCCGGATGATTTGTGAAGCCGTTCAGCGGTTCTTTGTAGAGCCGGTGCCCGGAGTGCAGTACCAGGAAGCCTTTGAATCTCTGGTGCGCTTCTGCCAGGGCGGCGGCCCCGAGGACGAGGAGCGCACGGGGACTGGCAGCAGCAGCGACCCACAGGACGAGCCTGTGCTGGATTACCGGTGCGATGCCGACTACATCGTGGGGGCCTTTCAGCAGGCCTACGGCATCGACCTGACCGCCGACAAGGTGCACTGGTGGCGCTTCAAAGCACTGCTTCATGCCCTGCCGCCGGAAACGCCGCTGGGCAAGATCGTGGAGATCCGGGGCAAGGACACCTCCAGTATGGACAGGGCCGACCGGGACTACTACGAGACCCTGAAAGAGCGCTTTGCCCTGCCGGGTGGGCTGAAGGGGGTGAAGCGGAACGAAACCCTGCAAGAGCACGAGGACGCTTTCCTCGACCGCTTCGGCTGATTCCCGCGCCCCGGTGCCCTGCCCCTTCTGCGGCAGAGCGCTGCCAGTGTGGGCGGCTCCCGAGGCCTGCGCCCACGGTTTGTGGGTAAAATGCAAAAACCCCGCATGTAAGCGGGAGGTAGAAATCAAGTTATAGCAGCCTGTGCCCCTGTGCCCGCGCTCCGAAAGAGGTGGACACAGTGGCAGATTACAGTATTACCGGCGATACCCGGCTGGACACAAGCGGCTTCAATAAGGGCCTGAGCGCGATGTCGGTAGCCGCAGGCAATTTGATCTCCGGGCTGACGCAAGCTGCCACCGGAAAACTGACAGAGCTGGCAAAAACTTCTGTCGGTGTCGGCATGAGTTTCCAGTCCTCGATGTCCCAGGTGGCTGCCACCATGGGCGTGGGTGTGGATCAGATCCAGAACCTGACGGACAAGGCCAAGGAGATGGGCAGCACCACAGCGTTCACTGCTACACAGGCAGCGGACGCACTGAACTATCTGGCGCTTGCTGGCTACGATGCCAACAAGGCTGCTGAGGTGCTGCCCAGCGTCCTGAATCTGGCTGCAGCGGGCGGCATGGATCTGGCCTATGCGTCCGATCTGGTCACCGATGCTATGGCCTCGCTGAACCTCGAGGCCAACAAGCAGAATGTGGACGAGTTCGGCAACAAACTGGCCAAGGCGGCCAGCAAAGCCAATGCCAACGTCAGCCAACTGGGTGAGGCCATCCTGACCGTGGGCGGCACCGCTGCCAACCTGAAGGGCGGCACCACGGAGCTGACCACCGCACTGGGCCTGCTGGCCAACGTGGGCATCAAGGGCGCTGAGGGCGGCACGCACCTGCGCAACATCATACTGTCCCTGCAGTCCCCCACCGATGATGCCACCAAGCTCATGGAGCAGCTGGGCCTGCAGGTGTACGATGCGCAGGGCAATATGCGCGGCCTGGACGACATCCTGACCGACCTGAACGGCTCTCTGGCAGGGCTGACACAGGGGCAGAAGGACAGCGTCATCAACGCGCTGTTCAACAAAACCGACCTCGCGGCTGTCAACGGCCTGCTGGCGGCGCAGGGTGAGCAGTGGGAGTCACTGGCCCAGCAGATCGACGCAGCGGGCGAGGCAGCCGGTGACTCCGGCGCTATGGCCCAGATGGCAGAGACACAGCTGGACAACCTGCAGGGCTCCGTCACCATCATGCAGAGCGCCCTGGAGGGCCTGCAGCTGGGTATTTACGACTATCTGGAGCCCAGCCTGAACGATGCAGCCAAGTGGGGCTCCGAATGCTTCTCTACCCTGACAAAGGCCCTGTCTGAGGGTGGCCCCGAGGCGATGCTCCAGGCAGCGGGTCAGATCATCTCCGATCTGGCCGCCAGCGTGACCGCACAGCTGCCGGGGCTGGCAACCTCCGGCACAGAGATCATCGTTCAGCTTGCAGAGGATATCGTAGCAGCTACACCGCAGCTGCTCTCGTCCGGCGCTGAGATCATCGGCGCTCTGGTGCAGGCGCTGGGCGTTGCCCTGCCTCAGCTGGTGAGCACCGGCATCCAGATGATCTCTCAGCTGAGCGCGGGCCTGGCCTCCGGTATCCCCGAGTTTCTGGCCAAGGCGCTCCCCCTTGTCGCTGATTTTGCCAGCGGCCTGCGGGAGAATATCGGCCAGATCATAGACGCAGGCATCGAGCTCATTCTGAGCCTGATGCAGGGCCTGATGGATGGGCTGCCTACCCTGATCGAGTATCTGCCCGGTATCGTTTCGGATATCGCGGGCATCATCAATGACAACACCCCGAAAATTCTCGAGGCCGGTATCCAGTTGATCCTCATGCTGGGCAAGGGGCTGCTTCAGGCAGTGCCTACCCTCGTGGCCAATATCCCCCAGATCTGCAAGGCCATCTTTGACGTGTTCACCGCCTTCCGGTGGCTGGACATCGGCTCACAGATCGTAGAGGGCCTGTGGAAGGGTTTGACCAGCGGCTGGACGGCCCTGGTAAAGAAAGTCGGCGGTCTGGCCCAGCAGCTGCCCGACATCGTCAAGCGGATTCTGGGCATCCACTCGCCCTCCAAGGTTTTTGACGAGATCGGCGTGAACACCTGCAAAGGTCTGGCTCAGGGCCTGAGCAAGGGCACCGCCCATGTAAAGAACGCAGCCAAGACTGTGGTTGCTTCCGTCACAGACACCGCTACACAGATTGTGGACGGTGTAACCACCGTGACCGAGACCGTCACCGAAACCATGGCAAACGGTTCCACCCAGCAGAAACAGACTATCACGGAGACCTCGCAGCAGATCATCGACGGCGTGGCCAAGACCGTAAAAACGGTCACGGAACGCGCCGCCGATGGCTCTGAATCTGTCAAGCGCAGCATCGAAGCTGTCCGTGACGTAGTTTCTACGGTCACCGCGACCCAGACGGCCCTCGTAGACGGGGCCAAGGTCACCACCCAGACCACCACCGAGACGCTGGCAGACGGCAGCGAGCAGGTCAAGCGGGTCATCACCAGCACCGGCACTGAGGTCATCGAGGGCGTGCAGCACACGGTCAAGACCGTGACCACCATCGCCGCCGACGGCACACAGACTGTGGCAAAAACCATCGAGGATGCCGGGCCTCAGTACGGCAGCGTGGGTGAGCTGCTGACCACCCAGCTCCGCACCAAGCTCACCGAGGGCTGGGCGCAGATCCAGGCTGACATCCAGACGGACGCGCTGGGGGCCATCGAGGCGCTGGCAACGGCCCTCAAGGATGGCGACCTCGAGAGCCTGGGCCTGTGGGCCGCTTCCTACTTCTGGCAGGCCTGCACCAAGGAACAGCAGGCGCAGATTCAGGCCGTAGCCATGGGAGCCCTGAACCAGCTGGGCAGCGCCCTTTCCGGCGTGTTCGGGAACCTGAGCCAACTGGCCATGGGTCTGGTGGCGCAGTTCGTGCCCGCCGCAGCCAGCGCCACGGCCGGGCAGACCGCCCTGAACGTGGCCATGGATGCGAATCCAATTTTGCTCGTCATCTCCCTCATCGGGATGCTGGTGGGTGCCCTGCTGAACTTCTCCGGCAAAAACAAGGATGTGGCCAACGCTTTCCAGAATGTCTGGGCGGGCGTTGAAGACTTTATGAGCTACATCTTCGAGGGCCTGATGCGCATCGTGGCGGCGGGCATCGAGGGCTTTGTCATCCTCATCAACGGCCTCATCGGCCTATATAACTCCGTGGCGTGGCACTGGGGCGGCCATATGGATTACATCAGCAATCCAGCCTGGAACTTTGCCAACCAAATTGCCGCCGACCGCAAAGCCCGGCAGGCCGAGCGAAAAAAGCAGCAGGAGGCCATCAACAACCCCAGCAGCTCCGGCAGCTCCGGCACTTCCACCAACTCCCAGAAGGTCATCGAGAGCATGACCAACACCAGCAAGACCACCAATGCCGACGGCAGCACCGTGACCACCAAGGTGCTCACCGAGAAGCTGCAGGATGAGACCGGCAAGATCACCCAGCGGGTGACCAAGACTGTCACCGAGGCGGTTACCAAGCTGGTGGACGGCGTGGAGCGCTCCTACAAGACCGTGACCACCTATGTGGATGGCATCCAGACAAAGATTGAGCGCAGCCTGAATGACATCACCAAGACCAGCAGCTCCACCACACCGACGGCCCCCACCACACCGACGGCCCCCACCCCGGACAAAGACCTGACCGACGCTGTGGAGGCCAACACCGAGGCCCTGCTGGCCGCAAACAGCAAGCTGGCCGAGATGGTGCGGCAGGCCAACAGCCTTGTCCTCAGCGACAACATGGCCATCTCTCGCAGCGTGGCCGCTTCCGGCACGGCACAGGTGGCCGCAGCCGCCAGCCAGTACCACCGAGAGGGCGACACCAATATTACCCAGAACATCTACTCCAAGGCCCAGACGGCGGCAGACCTCCAGCGGGAAGCACGCTGGGAAGCTGACCGGGCCAAGGCCCAGAAACGATGAAAGGAGGGCACCAAGATGCCGTTCAGAAAAGACCATTTGCAGCTGGTCACGGATGCCGGGGCCACTCTCGACATCGGGTGGGACTATGGCACGCCCTACTCCCTCGACCCCATCAACGGCGTGGACGTAGATGTGCAGACCGCCCAGGGCGTGAACCAGGTGGGCGTGAGCGTGGAGCGCCAGAGCGTGGCCGGGGTGAGCCGTGAGCTCATCATCCACTGCCACAGCTCCTACGGCGATGCGGATGCGGAATTACTGCTGGAAAAGCTGCCCTATTTCACCAGCGGCACAATGTATCTTGTGGATAAATTCTTCTGCCGTTTTGTGCTTTCCAAGACCCCCTACACAAAGAGCATCCACCCCTACCCGGTGCTGGATTTCATGCTCTTCTGCCCGAAACCCTTCTGGTACGACTTGACTGCCCAGAGCTTCTGCATCAACGGCTTTGTGCCATCGTTCAGGCTGCCGGTGAATTACTCCAAGCCCCACCGTTTCGGCGTGCGCACCTCCGTCGGCTGGCTGAACGCGGTCAACCCCGGGGCACTGGCAGTGCCCTTCACGGCCACCCTCAAGAGCGACGGTGCGGTGGTCAACCCGTGTGTGCTGAACATCATCACGGGCCAGAGCATCCGCATCCTGACCACCCTGACCCCAGGGCAGGTCATCGAGATCTATCGCACCACCACCGACAAGCTGGCCGTCAAGCGGACAGAGGACGGCACGGAAGAGAATATCTTTTCTTTGCTGGATGAAGATTCTGACCTGCTGGAGCTGGCCCCCGGGGACAATCTGCTCAAAGCCACCGCCGACAGTGGCGAGACCAGCCTGCAGGTGACGGTGCGCTTTTATCCCATGGTGAGCGGTATTCTGCCGGAGGTGATCTCGTGACACTGGACGTTTTGGATGAACTGACCCTTGCCCGGCTGGGCCGTATTGAGGTGTGGGTGAGTCTTTACTGGGACGAGCCCTACAACACCGCGGGCGAGTTCACGCTGGAAGTCAGACCCACCGAGGAGAACCTTTCCCTGCTCCGGGAGGGCCGCTGGCTGCGCCGCAGTGACAGCGATGTGCCCATGCGCATCTGCCACCGGAGCAACGAGAACACCGACAGCAACTTAGTGGTCACCGGCTTCCCGGGGACGTGGGCCTTCACCAAGCGGGCCTGTACCAGCATCGTGAAGAACGAGAACGCCGAAGCCGCCATGCGCAGACTGGTCAGCGCAATGCAGCCATGGCCAAAGCTGGAGCTGGGTGCTGCTGTGGGCTTCGACACCACCTACACTGCACAGACCTCCGGCGGCAGCATCATGGACTACCTGACGACCATCGGCGCGGCTTGTGATCTGGGCTTCCGGGTGCGGCTGGCAGGCAAGAACGCAGACAAGAAACTGCTGTTCGAGGTCTACCGGCCCACCGCTGACCTAAATAACAGGTTCAGCACAAAGTGGGGCAACCTGCAGCAGGCCGCGTGGGCCTTTGGCGACAGCGACTACGCCAACGTCGCCATCGTGCAGGGCGCTGGCGAGGGCGATGCCCGGGCCACCGTCACCGTGGGCCTGACGGAGGCCACCGGTGCCGACCGGCGGGAGCTTTACATCGATGCCCGGGACGTACAGCCGGACGAGGAAAAGGGCGAGACCACCAAAAGCCAAGCCTACCTCGAGCGGCTCATGGCCCGGGGTACCAACAAGCTGCTGGAACAGCTCCGCACCGGATCCATCGAGCTGACCATCGATGCCGAGGGGCTTTCCCCCGGGGATGTGGCCTACTGCACCATCCCGGAGCTGGGCTACAAGGCCACCGTCCGGGTGGCCGATGTCATCACCCAAAGCCAGAGCGACAGCACCACCCGCACCGTGCGGCTGGGCACGCCGGTCTGGCGCAAGCTGTAAGGAGATGATCTTTTTGAGCAAAATCGTTTTATATCCCGCCAACGGATGCGACTTCGATGCCGCAGACGTGGCGGCATATCTTGCGGGCCTCACCTCGGGCGTGTTCAGCTCCGCTGCCGACTTCCCGGTGACAGCCGCAGGCGGGCTGAAAGTCACCGTGGGCGCGGGCCGTGGCTGGGTGCACCCCAGCCGTTTCACCGGCTACTCCATCACCAAGCGGGAGGCCGACACCCTGACCATGCCGCTGGCCGACCCGTCTCTCCCCCGCATCGACCGCATCGTCATGCGCTATGATGCCGGTGCCAGAGCCGCCAGCCTGCATGTGTTGCAGGGCACGGCATCCAGCACACCCACGGCCCCCGCTATCTCCCGCACCGAGCTGATCTACGACCTCTGCCTTGCCGAGATCACCCGCCCGGCAGGCTCCACCAGCATCTCCACGGGCCAGATCACCGACACCCGGCTGGACGAGGCGCTCTGCGGCATCGTGCGGGACGGTGTGACCGGCATCCCCACCGACGAGCTGCTGGCCGCTGCCAAGGAGCGCATCAACGCACTGGAGGAGACGGCCAGCGCCGCCGCCAAAGAGGCCGCCGCCAGTAAGACCGCAGCGGCACAGTCGGAGGCCAACGCCGAGACGTACAAAGAGGCCGCTGCCACGTCGGAGAGCAACGCCGCGGACAGCGCCTCCGCCTCGGCCGGTTCCGCTGCCGCAGCCGCCCGGAGCGAGAGCGCCGCTGCGGGAAGTGCCACGGAAGCAGCCGGTTCGGCCAGCGCGGCGGAAGAGTCCAAAACGGCGGCGGCGACGTCTGAGAGCAACGCGGCCAAACATGAGGAAGCCGCCAAGAAAGCCTCCGATGAGGCCGGGGCCAAGGCGGGGACAGATAAGACCTTGAGCATTGAGAACGCACCGGCGGATGCGGCGGCGGTAAGAAAGCTGATCAAAGAATCCCTTGCCGCTCAGCGTGCGGAGGATTACGCCAGAATCAAATTCTGGGCCAGCAACGACCCCACCAGCCCGGCAAGCTTTATCGGCGGCACATGGGAGCGTGTCGAGGGCGAGTTTATCATGGGCGCTTCCAGTGCCTACCCTGTGGGCACCACCGGCGGCAGCGCCACCCACACCCAGACTGTGGCCGAGATGCCCAGCCATAACCATAGCGGTTCTACTGGAAGTGCAGGCTCCCACAGCCATAGCGCATGGACTGGTGGAGCAGGTGGGCATAGTCATACAGTGAGTGCAGCAACGGCAACTAACATTGTAGCATTTCCGGGTGGCACGGGCACCAATGAGAATGGACAAACCGCGAAAAGCAGTTCCCCGACCACCTCTTGGGTGGGCGACCATACCCACGGCGTTGGTATGAACGAAGCCGGTGCACACACCCATACCGTAAGCATTGGCAACACCGGCAGCGGGCAGGCAATGAGCATCCTGAACCCCTACTATGCCCTGTACATCTGGGTGCGGGTGGATGATGCCGCGTGAAAGGAGTAACCATGAAAATCATTGATGAAAACGGTGCAGTGCTGACCACTGAGCCGGATCTGGAAGCGGGCTATCTGGTGGAAGATGTGGAGGTTATCCACCATGATGCCGTAGAGGGCACAGCTCCGCAGTGGCACAGAGAGACCGCAAAGCTGCCGGACGGCTCTCTCGCCATCTACTACCGGGATGGTAAAGAGATTGGCCGGGACATGGTGAAGGTTATCGATGTGCCCGGTGTTGACCCTCAGCCCGCCTGGGATGAGGAAGTGCCGGTGATGCGGTACATCCGCTACACCGCCGAAGAGTTGGCCCAGCGGGAAAAGGAGAAGCAGGAAGCCCAGCAGCGGCAGGAGGCGCTGGACAAGCTGCCGGAGACGCTGGCCGCCCTGCAAGCCGCCCAGGCAGATGCGGATGCGCTGAACGTTGACCAGGCCTACCGGCTGACCCTGCTGGAGCTGGGGATCACTGAGTAAAACCCTCTGCCAAGAGGATGATAACATTTTAAGATGGGGCAGCGCCCCGGAAAGGACAAACCTATGTTGTACCGTACCTGTAAACGCATGATCGAACGCGGCAATCTGGAGGGCATGAGCACCAAGCTGGACGTTTTCTATGCCGCAAGCAAGTTGACTGATGACGAGTACAAGGAGCTGACCGAGCTGCTGGCCGAGAAGGAGGCGCAGAATGCCCAGAACAATTCTTGACGTTTCCCGCTGGCAAGGCAGCATTGACTGGGACAAGGTCAAGACAAGCGGCCTTGTCTCCGGTGTGATGATCCGGGCCATGGGCAACAGCAAAGAAGGCAAACCCAGCAAGCCATACATCGACCCCTACTTTGCCCGCAACTACGCCGAGTGCACCCGGCTGGGCATCCCGGTGGGCGTGTACGGCTACTTCAAGGCCACCACCAAGGCACAGGCCGACAAGGAGCTGGCCCTGTTCAAGCAGGCGCTGGGCGGCAAGACGTTCCAGCTCCCGGTGGCTGTGGACATCGAGGACAAGCTGCAGGCAGCCCTGAGCAAGTCCGCTCTGACCGACATCGTGGCCCACTGCCTGAGCGTGGTGGAGAGCTGGGGCGTGTACGCCATGCTCTACACCGGCCTGAACTTCGGGCAGACCAACCTTTACATGGGTGGCGCGGCCCTCAAGCCCTACGACGTATGGCTGGCGGCCTATCGCACCAAGGAGCCCGCCCCTGACTGGGCCTTCGGGATGTGGCAGTACACCCGCAGCGGAAAGATTCCCGGCATTGCCGCAGGCGTAGACCTCAGCGTGACCTACAAGGACTATGCTGCCATCATCCAGCGGGCCGGGCTGGGGCAGGTCAGGGGGTGAGACCGATGGCAAGTTATCTGATTTCAGATGCACCATACGCACCCTGGCTCTCAGAGGTTCTAGCTACACTGGAAGAGCACAAGATCGACCGCATCACCGTAGCAGCGCCTCTGGCAGATGGTGAGGTGTTCACGGGGTACTACAACATGAGTACCCAGGACAAGGCCCTGCTGGCATCCAATATCCAAGCAGATGCCGTTCTGGATGCGGTGTGTCACAACGGACAGCGCATCCAGCAGGCGTGGGAAGATGATGAGGAGGGGTGAGACCGATGTGGCAGTTTATCACGGAGTATTGGGCCGGGTGGCTCTGTGCTCTGATCGGCGGCGCGATCCTTGCCGCCATCCCCAAGATCAAGGCCCTGTGGGACGCGGTGCTGGCCCTGCTGCACGACCGCATCTATACCGAGTGCTACCGTTTTATGGAGCTGGGGTACATCACCCGCGACGGCCTGCGCAACCTGAATTACCTCTACAAGACCTATCATGTGATGGGCGGCAACGGCACCGGCACGGAATTGTACAAGAGAGCCTGCGCTTTACCCATCCACGACTGAAGAAAGGAACTGACATTATGAACGCACACATCCCTGAGAACAACACCCCCGCCATCCCCGCCGCGACCATCGCCCGCACTGTTGTGCTGGCACTGGCCCTCGCCAATCAGCTGCTGAGTGCAGCAGGCAAGCCGGTGCTGCCCATCGACAGCGCCAGCGTGGAGCAGTGGGTGACGGCTGGCCTGACCACCGCTGCCGCCATCTGGGCATGGTGGGAGAATAACTCCTTCACCCCCGAGGCCATCCGCGCAGATGAACTGCTGGATCAGATGCAGGGGAAGAAGTGAGCTACACCGCAGCGCTGCGGCTGTCCCCTCCCCGCCTCCTGATAGCGCGTACCATGGAGGGGACTTTGCAACACCTCCCGGCAGCCGGACGGCGCAACCGCCGGGCGATTTGATAAAGCACAGCCCCGGACAGTAAGATCGCTGTCCGGGGCTGTGCTCTGTTTACGAAAAGTCAAGTGGGTTACAAAGTGGGTGATCAAAAGAAAAAGAACGCCAATTCTCAACGAACTGGCGTTCTTTTTAATGGAGCAGGATACGGGACTCGAACCCGCCGCCTACTGCTTGGGAAGCAGTCGCTCTACCGGATGAGCTAACCCTGCA